CTCGGGCGAGTGGCCCGGCTACCAGAAGGAGATCACCACCATCGACCTCGCCGCCAAGCCCAGCGCCGCGACCAACATCTCCTTCGCCTAATCTCCCATCATGGAAAACCAAAACGACCGCCCGCCCCTCAAGTCCATCGAAGTCAATGGCACCTACAAACTGAAGCTCATCAAGCCGAAGTTCGAGAAGGTGAAGCACAACGAGGACGGCACCTCCTCCGCCCGCCTGTTCTTCCTCGACGACCAGGGCAACTGCCTGTCCAAGTCCTACGGCTCCAAGTACGCCAAGCCGCTGGCCATGCTCATCGGCAAGTTCTCCGGCAAGTACACCGAGGAGCTGCGCCTCGACGCCACCCCCGCCGAGTTCATGACCTACTGCGAGCCGGCCTTCGGCAAGACCTGCCTCGTCGGCGTGGAAGCCATCCCGAACGGTGAGTGGAACGGCAAGCCTCAGTTCAAGTACAAGCTGACGTTCCCCAAGGGCTCCCAGAAGCCTGTCGTGCCTGACGCGAACACCGAGTCCCCGCCCTTCTAACTCATGACCGACGCACCCACGCCGATGGCCGCACCCACCCTTGTCCTGATCTGCGGCTTCGCAAGGGCCGGGAAGGACACCCTCGCGAGCGGTCTGCTGGAGTGGTCCACCCGCCCTGCCGAGCACATCAACTTCGCCGACGCGCTCAAGGAGGCCGCGAACCAGTACATCGACTACCTCGGCATCGAGGGCGACTTCTTCCGCGAGGACTTCAAGGTCGAGAACCGTGACTTCCTCGTCAACGCCGGCAAGTTCGCCCGCCGTCTGGACAAGGACGTGTTCGCCCGCCACTTCGCCAACTGGTGCCCGGTGATGAAGCACCACGACCAGCCCTCCCCCGAGACGGTCGTCTGCTCAGATTGGCGCTACATCAACGAGCTGCGCGTCTGCCAGGACATCCTCTGGGAGAAAGGCTGGAAGGTCCGCACCGTCTACGTCTCGACCGCCGGCATCGGCCCGGCCAACGATGAGGAACTGGACAGCATCGCCGAGATACGCGCCGCCCACCTGTTCGACCAGGAGTATATCTTCAAGCCGAACTCCCGCAACCAGATCATGTCCGAAGGACGCATCCTAGCGAAGTCATGGAAACTCTGACCCGCGAGACTATCCAGTGGGGCCTGCGTATCGGCATCTCCCCTGACCGCATGGCGTTCCTCGCCGCCTGCCCCAAGTTCACCGTCTGCCACGGCCACAAGAAGTCCGACCGCAATGTGAAGGACAACCCGAACCATCACCTCCAGCGTCTGGGCTCCTGCTGGTGGTTCCGCCTGCGTCGTCGCGGCAAGGACATCGTCGAGAACATCGGCCCTGACCTCGCCGTCGCCCGCCAGCGCCGTGACGAGATGCTTGCGGCCTTCGACTCCGGCAAGCCCATCCCCTACGTCTCTACCAAATGAGCACCCCCACCCGCTTCGTAGCCTTCGGCGACAACCACGGCGACATGGCCGACGAGAACGCCGTCGAGGCCCTCGTCGAGTTCATCAAGGATTACAAGCCGACCGTCCGCGTCCACCTCGGCGACTGCTTCGACTTCCGATCCCTCCGCCGTGGCGTGGGCAACGATGCCGAAGGCGCTGAGTCCCTTGCCTCCGACATCGCCGAAGGGGAAGCCTTCCTCGAGCGCACGAAGCCGACCGTCTACCTGATGGGCAACCACGAGCACCGGGCCGTCGCCCTTCAGCATACCTCCGGCTCCGCCCTGGTACGCGACTACTGCGCCGACCTCGAGGCCCGCATCAAGACCGCCGCGAAGAGCTGCGGGGCCAAGACCATCCTGCCCTACCACGCAGAGAAAGGCGTCTACCGCCTCGGCCCGGTGTCCTTCATCCACGGCTACGCTCACGGCCTCAACGCTACCGCCGAACAGGGCAAGCACTACGCCGATCGGGGCGGAGCCCTCATCCACGGCCACACGCATACCCTGTCCCAAGTGAACCTTACCAAGCATCAAGGCGGGGCTTCCTTCTCCGCCGGCTGTCTCTGCCAGAAGGATGCCATGGCCTACGCTTCTCACCGTCTAGCCACCTCCCGCTGGGGCTCAGGCTTCGCCGCAGGATGGGTCGACGGCCAAGACTGGAAGGTCTGGCTCGTCCACCGCGTCGGCTCCCGCTGGGTCTGGACCACCGACCTCAAGGTCTTCACGCCGAAGTCCAAATGAAGCGCTTCGACCCTGCCCGGCTCATCCAGGCTTTGCGCGAGGATAAGGTCTACGCCGTGCCCGAAGGCTGGCTCCGCACCCGCGACATCGTCCCGCTGCTCGGACTCAAGACCATGTCCGGGGCTCGCCTGCCCCTCGAGCGCATGATCCGTGCGGGCTTCGTCGAGTACCGCAAACTCTCGAGCGTACGCTTCATCTTCCGCCTCTCCCCGAAGTTCCGCTCATGGGCCGATGCCCACGCCAAGGCCGTCGAGCTGGAGAAGCCTGTCGCCCCAGAAGGCTGGGTCACGCTCGCCGCCTACGCCCGCAAGCACCGCCGCACCGTCCGCGGCATCCAGTACCGTATCGACGACGCTGGCATCCCCTTCAGGCTGTTCCGCATCCCGAGGCTGAGTCGCCACTACCGCAAGACCGACCTCGACCGACTCCTCAGCAAAGCATCTTGACCAAGGGCACCCACGCCCCCACACCCAAACCCTCTCTTCCATGACTCCTCCGAACAACGTGCCGGCGGAACGCCACCTTCTCGGCGTCCTCCTCCGTGACGCGCTCCCTTTCCCAGCCGACCTCAAGCCGTCTGACTTCTTCGAGCCAAAGCACCAGGAGGTCGCCGCAGCGATCCTCGGGCTACAGGTCGACGGCACGACCGCCGACGAACTCACCGTCACCGAATACCTTCGGCGCATGGGCTCGGCTATCGGTCCTTCCGACATCGCCGACCTGACGGCCTACGCAGGCTTCAACGCCTACCGCCCGGAGCACGTCGAGCTCATCGCCGACGCGGCCATCCTCCGAGACGCGACGCTCGTCGCCAGCAAGGCCACCGACCCGGACACCCTGCTCGAGCACTATGCCCGACTCGCCGACAAGCGCAAGGGGGCCAAGGTCAAGCACGGCCCGAAGCGCATGGCCTTCGACGACCTCATGGCCTTTGACCGAAAGGACGACCCCAACACCGTCCTCGGCAACCGCTGGCTCTGTAAGGGCGGCTCCCTCCTGATCGTCGGCCAGTCCGGCACAGGCAAGTCCTCGCTGATGATGCAGGCCGCCGTCCACTGGGCCTTGGGCCGTGACTTCTTCGGCATCAAGCCAGCCCGACCCCTTCGGGCCATCATCCTACAGGCCGAGAATGACGCGGGCGACGTCTCCGAAGCCTTGCAGGACGTGGTCGCTGGGGCATACCTCGACAGCCAGGAGCGTGACCAGCTGCGCGAGTCCCTAGCCATCTTCCGTGACACCGTCAGCACAGGCACGGCCTTCACCGCCGCCCTTGCCGACCTTGTCCGCGAACACCGGGCGGACATCGTCTTCGTTGACCCGCTGCTCTCATTTGCCGGCATCGACGTCTCCGATCAGGAGCAGGCTTCTAAGTTCCTGCGCCATGACCTCGCCCCCATCCTCCTCGAGACAGGCGCCGTGCTTGTGGCCATGCACCACACCGGGAAGCCCAAGGCCGCGTCCGACAAGGAAGGCCACACCGTCGCCGACCTAGCCTACGCGGGCCTAGGCTCCTCCGAGTTCACGAACTACTTCCGCGAAGTCGCCGTCCTCTTCCGATGCCAGGGCGAAGAGCCGATCTACAAGTTCGGCCTGACCAAGCGCCGTGGCCGTGCCGGCCTCAAGGACTCAGAAGGGCAGTTCAAGGGCGAGATTTACATCCGCCACGCCGCCGAGAAGGGGGTCATCCGATGGGAATACAGCCAGCCCCCCTCCCAAAGTGGGGTTGAGGTCGACCCAAGCGATGCCCATTCCAGCCCCGCCAAGGGGTCGCCAAGGCGTTTTAAGGTCAACTGAGGGTCAACACCCGTACCCCCACCTTTAAGCCAATGTCAAATCCCTTCTCAACTTCCGACTCAACTTCCGTCCCATATCCTACGGATAAGGGTGACTCTAGTCTCACCCCTTGTCGCTTACGCTCGGGGTTCGACCGAGTCTCTGGCGAGGAGGCAAGTTCTACGCGATGACCAAACCTAACCGTACCAAGGCTCGGAGAGGATGGGTCCTGCGTAAGCTCGCCCTGACCAGGTACAGGCAGAAGGCTTGGAGGGAACAGCCTGAGAGGATGGAGCATATCCGGCAGCAGGCCACCGAGGCCGCAAAGACAGTCAAGGAAGAGAAAGACAAGGCGCTTAGGGAAGTCATCAGCACATGGCCGGCGAAGATGACGTCAGCCGAACTCAAGCAGATCGTGGAACAGACCCTGGACTACGACGGTAGGTACGCCTCGCTAACCTACCGCTTCACGCGTAAGGCCATGCTTAGGTACGACATCGATGGATACTGGCATAACCTTTGCCATTTGCCCTGCGAGTAATATCCTTTCCAATACGAGCGTGACCAAGGCCAGCATCAACGACCTCTCGGCTCCTGCCAAGGATGCCAAGAGCTTCGATGCTTGGTTCTTCTCTCAGCCCAAGAAGGTCCAGGAGAAGATGCGCGAGAACGGCGTGCTGCCTTACCGCGAGATGTGCCAGTCTCGGCACGTGTTCCAAGTCGATGCCAATCATCCGGCATGGTCGACGCGTGACGGTGACAACTTACGCAAGGAGACGGAAGCGTTCATCTCCCGCGATCATGTCGGCATCATGCTCAAGGGCTTCATCGACGCGCTGGCCGCCACGGATAACTTCGCCTTCCGTCGTCACGTCGAGACGGTACGCTGGGCGCTGTCCCTGCCCGGATGCCTGGACTCCCGCACCATCGGCAAGATGTACGGACGCTCTCACTTCTGGATGCGTAGCCGAGCAAAGGAAATCCAGCGCGCCGTGAACTCCGACGCGATCGGAATGTTCCCCCATGTGAATGCCAGACGCGACAAACATAAGCAGGCCCGCCCCCGCCCTGCCACCGACGCACGATGAAAAACGCCCGATATACCCCTCTAAGGAGTCTCCTAGACCCCCACCCCCTTCACGCGTGGCCCGACAC